CGAGTTCTTTGCGCCGCTGGTCGGCCTGAAAGACCGGGCGCTGCGTGACCGCGCGCCCTATGACGTGTGGGAGCAGCAGGGTTACCTGACGGCAACGCCAGGCGCTTCAGTCGATTACGAGACGGTGGCCATGCGGTTGTGCTCGCTCTGCGACGACTATGACGTCGTGCAGGTCGCTTTTGACCGCTGGCGCATCGATGTCCTGCAGGCAGAGCTGAGACGGCTCGGTCGAGAGCTGCCTCTCGTGCCGTTCGGCCAAGGATTCAAGGATATGTCACCGGCACTGGACATGGTTGAGGCTGAGTTGATGAACGGAAATGTCCGGCACGGCAACAACCCAATCTTGACGTGGTGCGCATCCAATGCAATCGCCACGCGTGACCCGGCCGGCAACCGCAAGCTCGATAAATCGAAAGCGACCGGGCGCATCGACGGGCTAATTGCGATGGTGATGGCCATGGGCGCCTCTAACGTGGCGCAGGAAGAGCAGCCAGCTGTCATCGGCGGCGATTACGAACTCATGACGGTATGAACGCACACCTTTTCAATGCCTGCCTGCTCGTTGGCTGGCTCCTGGTGCTCGCCGGTGGCTGCATGCTCAATGTCGGCGCCGGCCTGGTCGGGGGCGGCCTGCTTCTTCTGGCACTCGTCTTCGTGGTTGCGCGTGTGGCGGGCGTGTATGTCCCGAAAAAGGACGCTGACTAATGTTTATCTCCCGCATTAAGGCCGACGGGGACCGCTCGCCGTGGGGCTCGTTTTGGTTCGAGCCGGTCTCGACCCGCACGGCCTCCGGGATGCGGGTGTCGCCTGACCGGGCGCTGCAACTGCCGGTGGTATTAGCCTGCGTGCGCGTGCTGGCCGAGTCGTTCGGCGTGCTGCCGATGCGCCTCTATCGTGGCAAGGGGAAAAACAAGAGGCCCGTCGAGAAGCATTGGCTATATGACCTGCTGTGCCGCCGACCGAATCAGTGGCAGACGCCGTTTGAGTGGCGCGAGATGATGCAAGGCCACCTGGCGATGCGCGGGAATGCCTTCAATCAGATCGTAGCGGACCGCCGCGGCAACATCACCGACCTGATCCCTCTGCATCCGGACCGGGTCACGATCGAACTGCTGAACGACGGCAACGAGTACGACTACCGGTACCGTTACACCGATCGGTTCGGCAACGTGCAAATCTTCACACGCGGCGAACTCTGGCACATTCGCGGGCTGTCCGGCGACGGCATCGTTGGCATGAATCCGATTGAGCTTGCGCGCGAGGCGGTTGGTCTTGGCCTCGCCGCGCAGGACTACGGCGCTCGGTTTTTCCAGAACGACGCCAAGCCGGGCGGCGGATGGATCGAGTTCCCGGGGAATTTCAAGGACAAGACGGCACGGGACACCTTCCGCGAATCGTTCCAGGCCGCTCAGACCGGCCTGAACCGTGGGAAGATTGCTGTGCTCGAGTACGGCATGAAGTTTCACGAGCTAGGCCTGACGAATAAGGACAGTCAGTTCCTGGAAGCCAGGCAATACCAAGTCGGCGACATCGCGCGCATGTTCCGGATCCCGCCACACTTGGTCGGAGACCTGTCGAAGGCCACATTCAGCAATATCGAACAGCAGTCGCTCGATTTCGTCATCTACACCATGACGCCCTGGGCCGAACGGTGGGAATCGTCGATCGAGACGAATCTCCTCCTCGAGGATGACGCCGACCTTGAGGTCGAATTCGATTTCGGCGGCCTGCTACGCGGTGACCAGGAGGCCCGCTCGCAGTACTACCACAACGGCATCCTCGACGGCTGGATGACGCGCAATGAGGCGCGCGCGTCCGAGAACCTGGAGCCGATCGACGGCCTCGATGAGCCGCTGCGGCCGCTCAACATGGTCGAGGAATCCGACGCTGAGGAGCAAGAAGCTCAGCCCGACCAGGCGCAGCCGCCCGGACAGGTCGACGGCGTGCCGGCGGACCCCGACAAGGACGAAAGCGCCGATGCGCGGCTGACGGCGCTGGCCTCGGCGGCTGCCGAACGGGTAGCCCGAAAGGAAATGGCCATGCTGCAGGCTGCTATAGGGCTCAGCTGGCGTGAGCGCACACCGGCGCTGTACGAAAAGCATGCAGTGTTCGTGGCGGCGGCTCTTGGCGTATCCCAGGATGACGCCGACCGATATTGCGCCGCGCAGCAGGCCTTTCTCGACCAGAATCAGGAGCTTGACGCCATCGAGGCGACGGCACTGAGCCGTCTTGAACGACTGGCTTTGTGGGGGAAACTATGAAACACGAACGATTCATTGCGTGGTGTTTGGCCACGCCCTGGGCGCTCATGCCTGAGCGCATGGCAGCGTATGCTGCGGTGCTGGCGCGCAAGTACGGCGCGCCGGCGGCCGGCTTCACGCATAACCCGGATGATGACGCCCCGAGCGCTGGACCACGCCAGCGCGGTGGAAACCGTCCCTCCGGAGCCATCGCCGTGATTCCGGTCTACGGTACGATCGTCCAGCGTGCCAGCCAGATCGACATTTGCGAGGGCGGTACCAGCACGCAGCAGATCAGCGGCGCACTGGCGGATGCCATGGCCGACAACACTGTCGCACAGATCCTGCTGGATATCGACAGTCCGGGGGGATCTGTCTATGGCGTGCAGGAGCTGGCCGCGGAGATCGCCCAGGCCAAGAAGCCGGTCGTGGCCGTGGCCAACAGCCTTGCGGCCAGCGCCGCCTTCTGGATCGGCAGCGCTGCCGGCGAGTTCTATGTGACGCCGGGCGGTGAGGTCGGCTCAATCGGTGTCTGGATGGCGCACCAGGACTGGAGCAAGGCGCTCGACGAGGCCGGCGTCAAGACGACGCTCATCTCTGCCGGCAAGTTCAAGGTCGAGGGCAACCCGTACCAGCCCCTCGATGACGACGCGCAGGCATTCATGCAGTCGCGGGTCGACGACTACTATGCAGCATTCACGCGCGGCGTCGCCAAGGGCCGCAAGGTAGGCGTCGACCAGGTGCGGCAGGGCATGGGGCAGGGGCGCGTGCTCGGCGCCGACCAGGCGCTTTCCGAGAGGATGGTCGACGGCATCGCCACCTTTGACGATGTCGTCGCCCGCATGCAGAAGAACATCCGCGCCTCGAAACCGGCTGGCGCCAGCCGGCTGGCCCGCGCGCAACGCGAGATTTCGATTCTGGGCTAGCGCTAGGCCCGATCACCGGCGCCCATCGGCGTCGGAGAGCAGTCCATCGACTGAAGCGCAATCCACCATTCTGACCCGCCTCGAGCGGGTTTTGTCATTTTCGGAGCCCAATATGTCTAAGCAAATGCGCGAGCTGCTGGCTCGCAAGTCCAAGCATGTGGCCGCCATGCGCGCCATTACCGATAAGGCGGCCGCCGAAGGCCGCGACCTGTCGGACGAAGAAGCCGCTGCCTTTGATGCGGAAAGGGCCGCGCTCGAGCGCACCAACGCCGCGATCGAGCGCGAGCAGGCGCTTGCCGACCAGGAGCGCTCGATCGGCGTCGAGATCCCCGCCGGTGCGCGCATCTCGGTGTCCGAGAACGTCGAGAATGACCCCAGCCGCGGCTTCAAGTCGTTCGGCGAGTTCGCCCAGGCCATCCGCTCCGCCGCAGTGCAGCCGGCAGCGATCGATCAGCGCCTGGTGATCGGCGCCGCCGCCCCGACCACGTATGGCAACGAAGCGGGCGGCGTCGACGGAGGTTTCCTGATCCCGCCCGCGTTCTCGGCCGAGATCTTCACGCTTTCCCTCGAGGACGACGCGCTCCTGCCGATGACCGATGACGTCGAGGTCGGCAGTAATGGCATGGTGTTCCCCAAGGATGAAACCACCCCGTGGGGGACCGACGGCGTTCGCGCTTATTGGCAGGCCGAGGCCTCCGCCGCCAACGCGACGAAGCCGAAGCTGGGCGTGACCACGCTGCGGCTGCACAAGCTCATGGCCCTGACGCCGGTCACCGACGAATTGCTGGCCGATTCCAACGCGTTGGAATCGTACTTGCCGGGCCTGATGGCTCGCTCGATCCGCTGGAAGACGAACGAGGCCATTCTGTTCGGTACCGGCGCCGGCCAGCCGCTCGGTGCGTTCAACGGCCAGGCAGGAGTGGTGGTTGCAAAGGAATCCGGCCAGGCCACGCAGACCGTGCAGCTCGCGAACATCACCAAGATGATCGCTCGCCTTCCTCCCGGTTCGTTCCCCCGCTCCATCTGGCTGATCACCCCGGATGCGCTGCCGGCGCTGTTCGGCCTGACGCTGGGTAACTACCCGATTTACCTGCCGGTCTCGGCCGGTGCACAGGGCTCACCGTATGGCACGCTGATGGGGCGTCCGATCATGGTCAGCCAGCATGCAGCCGCCTTCAGCTCGCAGGGGGACATCGACCTGATCGACCTGAATTACTACCGCACCATCACCAAGGCCGGTGGTGTTCAGATGGCAAGCTCGATGCATCTGTATTTCGATGCCGATGCGACTGCTTTCCGCGCCACCTTCCGGGTCGATGGCCAGCCGAAGATCGTCAACCCGATCGCCCAGGCCAAGGGCAGCAACACGCTCTCGCCGTTCATCCAACTCGGCGCCCGCTAACCGCTGACGTGAGCAGGCCGGCCGCCGCGCCGGCCTCCCTCTCCCCACCTTTTTGAGGAAACCACCATGTTCCCGAATGTGAAAGCCACCGAACAGGCGGCGGTATTGGGCGAGATTTCGCCCTCGAGCCAGGCAGCCGGCGCATTGACGACTGCCTGGGTATCGGCCGCCAACTTCAACAAGTTCCTCGCGCTGATCCAGACTGGCGTGCTGGGTGCTTCGGCCACGGTCGATTCCAAGATCCAGCAGGCGCAGGACAGCTCAGGCACCGGCGCCAAGGACGTCACCGGCGCGGCGATCACGCAGATCGTCAAGGCCACCGGTGACAACGTGCAGGCCGAGATCAACCTCGATCCGCAGCAGCTCGACGTCGCCAATGGTTTCGGCTACATCCAGCTGTCTGTCACCGTCGGCACGGCGGCCAGTCTGACGGCGGCCACGCTGCTGGGCTTCACGCCGCGCTTCGCCCCGGCGTCCGACTGGAACGCCACCTCTGTAAAGCAGATCGTCGGCTAAACCGGCGCACCGCGAGGGACGGCCGCAGAGGCTTCACGCTTTTGCGGCCTCTTCTTTGGAGGACACCATGACGATAGGCGAAAGCGTGCTGCTGGATGCGCAGCAAAACGGTCTCATTACCGATGCAACGTCGATCACGAACGTGGTTGTAGCCATTACCGCGCCGTTGGTCGGGACAATGACCATTCTGGATGGTGATGGCAACACTGTGATCACCAAAGGCCCAGGCGTGAGCGGCGCATTTGCGATACCGGGCCAGGTAGATCGGGCGGAGTACTCGCTCGGATCAGCGGGTGACCTCGGCGTCGTTACGGTGGCTTTCCGACCCATCTGAGGCCACGTAGAGCATGCCACTGCAACTCATCACCCCGCCCACCGTCGAACCGGTGCAGCTGGCCGAGGCGAAAGCTTGGGCGCGCGTCGACATTACCGACGACGACACGCTGATCGGGGCCCTGATTTCCGCCGCGCGCGACTACGCCGAGGGCGAGACGCGCAAACAGCTGTGCGTGGCGCGCTGGAAGCAGGTGCTCGACAGCTTTCCGGGACCGTCGCTGATCGGCATTCCGTATGGGCGTCCCTTCACGCTCCCCGGGCATGCGATCTACCTCGAACGCGGGCCAGTGGTGCAGGTCGTGTCGATCCAGTACTTGGACATGGCAGGCAACGTCCAGACGATGCCGCCGACGGATTACACGGTGGACTACTCCGCCGACCCCGTGCGCATCACGCCAGTGTTCGGCAAGATCTGGCCTATTCCGCTGCCGCAGATCGGCGCGGTGTGGGTGACGTTCGACGCCGGTTATGCTGCGCCCTTCGCAGCCAGCGGTAACAATCTGACGGTCAGTGGCTGGAAGGCGCTTAATGTGGGTGACGTGGTCCGTCTGTCCAACGCCGGTGGAGCGCTGCCGGCGCCGCTGCAGCCGATGACCGACTACTACGTGCAGGGCATCGTTTCCCCGGGGGTGTACACGCTCGCCGCCTCCGCCGGTGGCGCGGCCATTGCCTTGACGAATACCGGTACCGGCCAGAGCTTTATGGGGGTGATCCCAGAGGGCATCAAGGCCTGGCTGAAGATCCGACTTTCGACCATCTACGAGAACAGGGAGGAGGTAGCGATCATGAACCGCGGGAAGATCGAGCCATTGCCTTACGTCGACCGGCTGCTCGACCCGTTCAAGACCTTCTGGTTCTGATATGCCGGGGGCAAACAGCTTCGTGGTCCGCAGCGGTACGCTGCGCAAGCGCATCACATTCCAGACCCGCCAGGCGACGCAGGACGCGTCCGGCCAGCAGGTAAACACCTGGGTGGCAGCCTTCACCGCGTGGGGCGAGATTGAGCCTATTTCAGGGCGCGAGCTGCTCGCGGCGCAGGCAGTGCAGTCCGAGGTGACGCATACGGTGACAGTGCGCTATCGCTCGGAACTGGCGGTACCGAAGGTCGTCGCCGCAATGCGCATTCTTTACGGCACGCGCATCTTCAACATCGCGGCGTCCATGAATGAGGGCGAGCGCAATCGCTTGATGACGCTGATGGTGAGCGAAGGCATGAACAATGGCTAACCCCATCGAGACTATCGTTTTCGGAGCGCTGAAGGGCTTGGTCAACAACGGCGACGGAACATTTCGTTGCTATCCGGATGTCGGTCCTGCCAACGTCGTGCGACCCTACATCACCTATCAGCAGGTGAGTGGCCAGTCACCGAACATCCTCAACGACGTGATCGCACAGCAGAACGCCCGGGTTCAAATCAATGTCTGGGCCGACAACCGTCTCGATGCTTCGAGCCTGATGCAGAGCGTCGCGGCGATCCTGACCAATGCGACATACCAAGGGGTTTCGCTTGGTGCTCCGGTGAGCACATTCGAGCTTGATACGCGGCTATATGGCTCTCGCCAAGATTTTTCGATTTGGTACACGCCGTAGCGCCAATTCAGGAGAAGTGCCGAGTTTTTCATCGTGCCCGCCTTGCGCGGGCTTTCTTCTATGTGAGGTTCCGAAATGACAAGTACCGCAATTTCCGCGCAAGGCACCGTCCTGAAGATCTCGGGCGCCACGGGCGCGGCCAAGAATATCTCCGGGGTGCAGCTCACGAATCCGGTGGTGATCACGTCCACCGCCCACGGTTTGAACAAGGGCGATGTTGTGTCGATCGCCGGCGTCGTGGGCACCACTCAGCTGAACGGTCTTACCGCTGTCGTGGAGTATGTCACCGCAAACACGGTGGCACTCTCGGGCGTCGATGCATCGGCAATGACGGCCTACACGTCGGGCGGCACGCTGACTCCGGTGACCTGGCTGACCATCGGTAACCTCATCAACTTCAAGGGCTTCGACGGTCAAGCCAACGAACTGGACTCGACCACGCTGTCGAGCACGGCCAAGGAATTCATGCTGGGCCTGCAGGACTTCGGCCACTTCACCTTCGACGTGTTCCGGGACTATTCGGACGTCGGCCAGCAAGCGATGGACGCGGCGAAGCAGGCCGGTTCCGCGAAGTCGTTCCAGCTGGCGCTCCCGAACGGAAAGGTGGCGACCTTTACCGGGTTCGTGAAGAACTCGCCGCTTGATGGCGCGGTGGATCAGCTCCTCAAGACGACAGGCGTATCGATCCGCATCAGTGGCCCTGTGACGGTGGCATAACCATGACGATCCTCAGCAAAGATGCGATCCTCGGCGCGCGCGATATTCAAACCGAGGATGTGGATGTGCCGGAGTGGGGCGGTACCGTCCGGGTAGCCGTCATGTCCGGGCTGGCCCGCGACAACTTCATCGCCATGCAGGAGGGTGGCAAGCAGACGTACAGCCAGTTCCAGGCCCGCATCATCGTGGTCACCGCCGTGGACGAGGCCGGCCAGCCGCTCTTTACGGTGGAGGACATCGATGCGCTCCGCGCCAAGAGCAAAGCGGTATTGGACCGCCTGACCGACGTCGCTGTGCGCATCAACAAGATGGAAGTCCAGGCGGTCGAGGAAGCTGGAAAAAACTCCGACGCCGCCCCGAGCGGCGATTCTGGCTCCAGCTCTCCCTCGACTTCGGCATCCCAGTAAGGGAGCTGCAGGCGCGCATCAGCAGCGCGGAGTTCGTCGAATACATGGCCCTTTACCAGATCGACTGCCGGGGCCCGCACTACGATGATCTCCGCGCTGGCACCATCGCCTCGATGATTGCCAACGTTCACCGGAACGAAAAGGTGCGGCGGCAGCCCTTTGGCGCCCTGGACTTCGTTCCATGGAACGAACATGCCAAGGCGCGCGATGAGGCCGAGCCTATTCTGCTCGAAGACCCGGAAGCGCAGTCCGAGCTCATCCTTTCCAAGATGTTCCCGCAGCTCAAATAATGGCCAAGAACTTCACCGTCGAGAACCCGCAGGGGCTCACTGATGCGCTGCGGGCGCTCGACAACGTGGCGAGCGAATCGGTATTGCGCCAAGCGGCAGTGGCCGGCGCGCGCGTCATCTTCTCTGAGGTGAAGGTGCGCGTTCCTGTGGGCCACAAGACGTGGGAATCGGAAAAGCAGAAGCACTATCCAGGGTTCCTGCGTGACGCACTCCTGATCGCCTTCGACAAGGAGGAGTCAGTCGAGGGCAAGCTGGCTTCGTACGTCGTGACATGGAGCAAAGACGCCTTCTATGGCCGCTTCCTCGAATTCGGGACCTCGAAAATGGCAGCGCGCCCGTTCCTGCGGCCAGCCTTTGAGGCGAAGAAGCAGGCGGCGGCGGCGGCCGTCGATGACGTGATCCAGACCAAAGCAGCGGAATTGACGAATGGCAAATGAGACAGTTGTCCGCGTAACGGCTGACGCGACCGGCTATGCCGCGGGGATGGAGCGGGCCAAGAAGAGCGCCCAGGACTTCCTTGCCTCGCAGGAGGCCGCCGCTGCGCGAACCGCCGCAGCACAGAAGGCGATCGAGGAAGCGACCACCAACGGAAGCGAGGCCAGCAAGCGCGCGGTCAATTCGTTCATTCAGACGCTTGCCAAGCAGGCCGAGGCAGCCGGCAAGACGCGCGCTGAGATGCTGCAGATGAAGGCGGCCGCGCTCGGCGTGTCCGATTCTGCGCAATCCTTTATCGACAAGATCGCCCAGGCGTCGCACCACACCGAGGAATTCAATCTGAAGACGGCTGGTGCACGACGTGAGCTGCTTGTGCTGGCGCACGAGGCAAGCCAGGGCAATTGGTCGCGCTTTGGTGGCTCCCTGATGGTGCTTGGCGAGCGCACTGACGCACTGAGTATGGTATTCAGTGCGGCTGGCATATCCGCGGCTATTTTGGCGGCCGCCATCGCCGCCGTGGCCGTGGCGGCCATCAAGGGCGCGGAGGAAGCGAAGAAATTCAACGCTGCGTTGGTCCTGACCGGCAACTATGCCGGCTTGACAGCGCAATCCCTGCACGAGATGGAGCAGCGCGTAGCGGGAACGTCCGGCGGGTCGCTCGGGAAGGCGACGGAGGTCCTGCTGGATCTGGCGCAGAGCGGCAGGTACACGGCGACCGAGATGGAAGGGCTCTCGAACGTCATCATTCGCACGGCCAAAATCTCCGGCCAGTCGCTGGAGGATGTCAGCAAGGAATACGCGAAGCTCGCTGAAGACCCGGCAAAGTGGGCGTATGAGCACAACCAGTCCATGCACTTCATGGACACGGCGACATACCAGCACATCCGGGCGTTGGAGGAGGCTGGCGACAAGCACAAGGCCGTGCAGGCGGTCATTGATGCTGCCACGAGGCAGGTCGCCGAATCGTCCACCAAGAACCTGTCGACTGCAGCAAAGGCGTGGAAGGACCTCAGCGACGGCGTGCAGGAGTTCTGGGCGAACCTGAAGCAGGGGCTCAGCACCGGGCCGACGCTGCAGAACCGCATCGACACCCTGCTGGGCGAACGCAAGGATATCCAGGGCAATTCGCTTGCCACGGGCCGCGTCGCGGAAATTGACCGGCAGATCGCTCTGCTGCAGGAGCAGCAGCGCTTGGAGCAGCGAACCGCTGAGTCCCAGGCAAGGATCGCGCGCCTCCATCAGGATGGCATCGACGCGGCTAAGCGGGTTGAAGCCGTGCGCGAGCAGGTCATGACGAATGCGGAGCGCCGGGAAAAGGAACTGACGCAGCTTGCAAAGGACCGCGCGGCGATCCTCAAGGACGGTGGCAAGTTCTCAGATGCGGATTATGAGCGCATGGTCGCCGACATCAATGAGAAGTACAAAGACAAGAAGGGGCCAAAACCGAAGGCCTACCACGACGATGCAGCGACGCGCTTCATCCAGCAGTTGCGGGACCAGGATGCGGCGGTACAGGCGCAGCTAACTTCGAGCGAAAAGCTGACCGGTGCCGAGAAGCAGCAGGCCGAGTTCCTGCAAAAGATTGCCGACTTGAAGGAGCGGAAGATCCTGACGGCCGACGAGAAGAGTCTGCTCGCGGCGCAGGACCAAATCAAGGCGCAGCTCGCCCAGAACGTGGCCGACGAGAAGAAACTCCATCTCAAGCAGGAGATTCAGAAGCTCGAGGAACGGTCCGCACAGATCAATGCTCAGATCGCCAGCTACCAGAATAGCCAGCGCGAGCAGTATGGGCGGCAGCTTGACGCCTTCGGGATGGGCTCTGACGCGCAGAAGAACGCCCAGGCGGTGAAGTCGATTTACGCTGAGTACCAGCGGATGCAGGCCGAGCTGGACAAGGCCACGCCGAAGGATCTGATCGGCGGCAAGGACTATCTCGCCGAACAGGCGAAGATTCGGGCCGGCCTTCAGCAATCCCTGCAGGATTATACCAACTACTACGAGGCGCTGAAGGCGCGCCAAGCCGACTGGACCAATGGCGCGACGGAGGCCATTGCCAACTATTCCGACGCCGCGCGCAACATGGCGGCGCAGACTCAGTCCGTGGTGAGCGGCTTTGCCAAGGGCATGGAGGACGCCATAACCAACTTCGTCTCCACCGGAAAGGTGAATTTCAAGAGCCTGTCGGACTTCATCCTCGTCGAGATCAACCGGATGGCGGTCAAAGCGATGGAAGCGAAGCTTTTCGACATGATCGGCTCTTTTATTGGGGGAGCCTTCGACCTGGGCGGCGCCGGGTCGTTTGGAGGTGCCGCCACCGCGGTGAGCGGCGCGTCGTCATCCATGGCAACGCCCCTGGCCGGCGACTACTTCGGCACGGCCGGGTCAGTCTCTATGGCCAGTGGCACCGGTGTTACCGGAATCTTCGGTGCGCGCGCCGATGGCGGTCCGGTCACAGGCGGCGGCCCGTACCTGGTCGGCGAACGGGGGCCGGAGCTGTTTGTACCCAATTCTTCGGGAAATATCGTGCCAAATCATGCGCTTCGCGGCATGGATGGCGCAGGCGGCGGCGGTCAGCAACCTAGCCGCACCAGCAACTTCTACATGGACATCTCGGTGCCGGCCGGCACGTCCCGGGCCACTGCGTCGCAGCAGGCCACGGAGATCATGCGGCATGCACAGATCGCAATGGCGAGGAACGGATGACCTTTCTCGAATCCCCGCGGTTCCCCGACAACATTGCCTTTGGGGCGACGGCGGGCCCCTCCTATCTGACGGTCGTCGCACCTGTATATTCAGGCAGGGAAGGGCGCATTGCGGCCTGGAGCCAGGGGCGCTGCAAGTTCGACGTGGGCCGGCGCGCGATGAACGCGTCGGATACCGCGACGCTCGATGCTTTCTTCCGGGCGGTGAAGGGGCGAGCATACGGCTTCCGTATCAAGGACTGGACGGACTTCCTCGCCACGACCGCAAACGGCGTCCTCGTTGCCACTGCGGCGCCTGGTGTCTTCCAGTTGGCGAAGACATATATCACCGGTGCGCTCTCCGAGACAAGAAACATCGCCAAGCCGGTCGTGGGTACCGTGCAGTTATATCGCAATGCGGCGCCTGTCTCCGCCGGTTCGGGGGCAGGGCAGTGCTCGCTCGATACGACGACCGGCCTCGTGACCTTCGTCGCGGACGCCTCCCAGGCGGTCACCGGGAATACGCCCGGTGCGAGCACCGTGCTTAACTTTGGCTCCGCACTGACCGGCGCTGCCGTTGGCAAGTACGTTGGCATCAGTGGCGTATCCGGGACTCTCGGCACGACCTTGAACGGGAAGACCTGGCAGATCACCGCCGTGGGAACAAATCAGATCACCATTGCGGCGAACACGACTGGCAATACGGGAAGCGGTGGCACTGCCTCACTGTATCCGCAGAGCTCTGACGTTCTGACCTGGGCGGGTCAGTTCGACGTGCCTGTGCGATTCGACGTCGACGACATGAAGAAGCAGATTGTCGATCGGAGCGGCACCACGGGCGATCTGCTGGTGGATTGGGGCTCCATCCCGATCATCGAAATCCGGGTTTGATATGCGCTCCATATCCTCGCAATTGCTCGCCCACCTGCAGGGCGACGTGCAGACGATTTGCACGCTCTGGACCGTCACGCGCAAAGACGCCCAGGTCTTCGGATTCACCGACCTAGACCGTGACGTGACGTTTAACGGCCAGCTATACGCATCGGCGGGCGGGTACTCGGGCTCGCAGATTGAGGTTAGCGACGACATGTCGACGGCCAACAGCGAAGTGCAGGCAGTGTTCGATTCGAGCGCGATTCAACAGGTCGACATTGAAGCCGGCCTGTGGGATTTCGCCACGGTCTCTATCTCGCTCATCAACTACGCCGACCTCACGCAAGGCGCCGTAATTCTCACGTCGGGGAAACTCGGCGCCGTGACGCTTCTAAACGGGCAATACAAGGCCGAAATCCGTGGCCTAGCCCAACTCATGCAGCAACCGTCCGGCGAAGTCTACGGCCCCACCTGTCGCGCCACGTTGGGGGATTCTCGCTGCAAGGTCGCCGCAACTTCCGCGAGCGGCACCGTTGTCAGCGTGACCGACGTTTTTACCTGGGCCGACGCGAGCCTCACGCAGACGGGGCCGACCGTTGGCTATACCGACACGCGCGGGCAAAAGATTCCGTCGACCGGCCCCTATACCGTGAAGGTCGTGCCGCCAACGGGCGGCGCCTTCGTTTCCAACGTCAGCGTTGTCGATGGCGCGGGCACGGCCTGGACGCAGATTGCCGTCTCGCCTGCAAGCGGGCAGTACAGCGTCGCGAGCGATGGCACCTATACGTTCAACGCGGCCGACGCGACGAAGTTCCTGTTCTTCAATTACAGCTATTCAATCGGCTACTTCGCCTACGGCAAAGTCACGTTCCTGACGGGCGCGAACGCCGGCTATAGCACCGAAGTGAAAAGCTTTGCGCCGGGCGTCGTTACTGTGGCGTTGCCCTTCCCCTTCCCCGTTGCCCCAGGCGACACGTACACGATTTACGCCGGGTGCGACCGCCTGCTTTCGACCTGCAAGACCCGCTTTAACAACGTCGTAAATTTCCGGGGCGAGCCATACGTGCCCGGCCCCGACACTATCCTTCGTCCGCAATCGTAAAAATGACCGCTACGCGCGAAATTTTCGTGACTGAGGCTAGGACATGGCTCGGCACGCCCTGGGCGCACCAGGGCCGTTTTAAGGGGCTTGCGTGCGATTGTGTGGGGCTTGTCTTGGAAACCTCGCGCGCCCTGGGGCTCATCGACTACAACTTCGTGAATTATGAGCGCCGGCCCGACGGCAGCTTGCGCACGGAATGCGAGCGGTTGATGCGCTCGATTCCCGTCCCCCAGGCGCAAGCGGGCGACGTCTTGCTCTTCGCCTGGAATAACAGCCCCGTCCACTTGGCAATCATGACCGGCGCGGAAACGATCATTCACGCGTACGCGATCAACCGAAAGGTCGTAGAACATCGCATCGACGAGCGTTGGCGCGCGCAGATTGCCGCCGCGTTTCACATTCCGGGGATTGAATAATGGCGCGTCTCGCATTGACCGTTGTCGGCGCGGTTGCCGGCGCGGTACTCATTCCGGGCGTCGGCGCGGCCCTGGGCGCGCAGATTGGCGCGCTCGCCGGTAGCCTTGCCGGCGCGCTGCTATTCCCTGACAAACCGCCCGCACCGAAGCTGGGGGACATCCGTGTCCAAGACTCCGGGTACGGGGCCGTCATTCCGCGCGTCTACGGCATGTATCGCGTCGCCGGCAACGTCATCTGGGCCGGCCAGCCTCAGACGCACACGCAAAGCGGCAAGGGCGGCGGCAAAGGCCCAGGGCAAATTACCGTGAATATGAGTTTCGCCGTCGCGCTATGCGAAGGGCCGATCAATGGCATTCGCCGCATATGGGCTAACGGCAAGCTTGTCTATGACATTTCGAATCCATCGAACTTCCAGCAAATCAGCGGAAGCAATCAGATGGTTACGAATTTCAAAGTCTACAACGGCGACGAGAACCAGCTACCCGACCCGACCATGGAAGCCGCGCTAGGCATCGGCAACGTGCCGGCACATCGGGGCTTGGCCTACGTGGTCTTCAATAGCCTTGACCTGTCGCCGTGGGGCAATTACCTCCCGTCGTTTAGCTTCGAAGTCGTGACCGGCGTGGCGCCTTCGTACGTCGAAGCGCAAATGGCGAACTATTCGTTTTCGCCAAGCCAAGACATGACGCAGATAGGCGGCCTGTCAGCGCAGGGGGCAACAATGATGGGCATTGGCTACCTCGGCCATTACAACGGCCTGAACGTTAGCCAGTTGACGCCCTACGGAAGCACCTTCACCAATCCATACGGCCCAAGCGCTAACTTTCTTCCGACCGACACGCCGGGATGGGTGGGCGGCGCGGTCGGATGGTCCGACGAGCCCGGCATTCTTTGCCCCGATGCCACATACGGCGTATGGACATGGTACAAGCCCGACGGCACTTGGCTTTATGGCGTCGCCGGCTTGCCTTCGGGCGTGGGGGGGGTCGGGCGCAGCTTCATTAAATCCGGCTATACGCTTTATGCCACTTGCAACTATGGGGGCGGGAACAATGCAATTCAGAAATGCACGCTAGTACCTAGCGGACAACCATTTCAGCAAACGGGCGCGCTGCTGGCAACGTCCACAGTCACTAAGCCTTTTATGCTCGTCGGCCTCACGTCGGCGTACGTCTATGCCATCGACGGCAGCACGGGGGATATTTACCAATTCGACGCTAACACGCTTTCGCAGACGGGCTATTGGGCTTCGTCTTCGCTCGGGGTCGGATGGCTAGGCGGCATCATGACCGGGCAGGCGATAGACGACCGGCACATTTATCTTTATGCGAGCGGCCGGTTAGCCGTTTTCGACGCCGTTGCGGGCGTGCTAACGCTCTTGGGGTCGGGCTTCGCCTCATCGCCCACGACCATGCAAGTCATCTCGCCCGGATATATCGTGCTTGGCACGGCCGGCAATACGGGCGGGAGCCTTACCTTTCTTCAACTTGCGTTTCCGACCACGGGCGACGTTTCCATTCCGCTTTCGACGGTCGTCGCGGATATTTGCACGCGCGCCGGCCTTTCGCCCTCGCAATACGACGTGTCCCAACTTACCGGCCCCGTCCTGGGCTATGCCATAACGCAGAACTCCGCGCCGCGCGACGCCCTGGTGCCGCTCATGTCGGCATACATGTTCGACGCGACCGACTCAGACGGCAAACTCAAGTTCGTCAAGCGCGGGGGCGCCGTCGCCGGCAGCTTTGCATATGCCGACCTTGGGGCATCAAACAGCGTTGGCGACCCGCAGAATGAAACGCCGATAGAGATTTCCCGCTCGCAAGAAAGCGACCTACCCAAGAGCCTAGCCCTTACCTACATCGGCGCTCATAACGACTACGCCCAGGTGACGCAGACCGCGTTCCGAACCGCGACCTCTTCGAACAAGGAAAGCGCCGCGCAGCTTGCCGTCGTGATGACTGACGACGTGGCATTGCAGAAAGCGCAGTCCAACTTGTGGTCTGCATGGCTTTCGCGCGAACAGTTTTCCTTTTGCACGACGCTCGCGTATCTCAAGTACGAACCGAACGATGTTGTGACCCTGCAAGGCAACGGCGTGAGCTATACCGTGCGCCTGACGAATTGCAAGTACGACGCGCAAGGCGTGCTTAAGTGGACGGCCGTTGGCGAATTGCCGGCCGTGTACACGTCCACGGCGGCGGGCGGTGCGCCTTCGGGCTTTGCGCAGCAAAGCGTCGCATACGGCGGCCCGACGTTGCTCGATATTCTCGACGTTCCGCCGCTGCGCGACACGGATACGACCGTTGGGCTCTACATGGCGGCGGCGGGGTATTCGCCCGCGTGGCCGGGGTGCATTGTCGAAATTTCGCGCGACGGGGTTAGCTATACGGACTTGATTGCGATTGCGCAGGCGTCCACGCTCGGCACCGTCACCGCGCCCCTAAGCGCGTTCGCTGGCGGCAATCAGCCCGACGAACTTAGCGCAATGACCGTTAGCCTTGCTAATGGCTCGCTGTCGTCCGTTTCCTATGCGAACTTTCTTGCGGGCACCAACGCGGCCTACGTCGGCGGCGAAATCGTGTACTTCCGCAATGCGTCGCTGATTTCGGCCAATACCTACCAGCTTACCGGCTTCGTGCGCGGCGTCGCCGGTACGGATTGGGCCATCGGCATGCACTCGGCCGGCGAGAAATTCGTTTTCCTTGACCCGTCCAAACTGTCTATTGTCGGGCTGAGTATTCGCGACGTGGGCACGAAACTGTCATTTGAGGCGCGGCTTGCGAACCTGAACGGCGGGCATCCTGGCTTGCCGCAATCATTGACGCCGGTCATTGCGAGGGTTCAACCGCTCGCGCCGGTTCTGTTTAAGGCGCTGCCGGGTTCGGCAAGCAGCACCACCGACATTTCGCTTTCGTGGATTCGCCGCGCCCGCGTCTATGCCGCCTGGAACAATGGCGCCGACGTTCCGCTCGACCAGCAGACGGAATCGTATCAACTGACTATCAGCACGGCGGCCGGCGTCATCGTGCGCACCGTGACCGTTACTGCTGCGCAATCATACGTGTACACGGCGGCGAACATCACCGCTGACGGCTTCACCACGGGCAACACCATCAATTTCAGCGTCGCGCAAAACTCTGATTTAGGCGTGATCGGGCGCGCCGCTACTACTTCAATTGTGAGGTAACCCCATGTCGAACAGCACGACGCTACTCGATACCATTGCAGCGAATCAGGCGAGCAAAGAGGTTGTTTTTAACGCCCTCATGGATGCCGCCAGTCCTAGCATGCTTTGGGGTCGGCACGCGAGCGCATGCAACGGCCTTACTTGGGGGTACTACGGCGGTACATTCATGTATGGAAGCACGGCGAACGCGATTGCTAACGGCACGGTTGCGCTCACGGCGAGCACGACAAACTATGTCTACGCGAACGCGACGACCGGCGCAGTATCCGTCAATACGACGGGCTTTCCTGCTGGCTCGATTCCGCTGTATTCCATCGTCACGGGCACGGCGACGGTCACGAGCTACACGGATAACCGAAGCTATCAGCCGTCAGCGCTCGTCGGCGCCCGCGCCTATGACTTCATTGTCAACTTTGTCGGCGTGACGACGAACGGCGAAAAAATCCGCATCAAGGTAGACCGCGCCGTGACGCTGCCGGCCAGCCTGACCGGCTCATATTTCGATGCCGGCACGGCCGCGACGGCTAGTACGGCTTTCACGCTCAAGCAGAACGGGACCACTATCGGCAGCCTTACGTTCGCGGCGGCGGGCACGGTTCCGACCGTCAGCTTTACAGGCGCCGTCACGTTTGCCGCAGGCGATACGTTCGAAATTGACGCGCCTACCACCGCAGACACGACGCTCGCCGATATTGCCTTTACGTTCAAAGGGTCGTACTAATGGCTATCGCTCTTCGCGCTACGTCTGTCGGCCCAAGCAATAACAGCACGAGCACGACGATTAGTCTACCGACCGGAACGACGGTCGGGGATGTCACGATTATTGCGGCATGCCAGGGGGCGGACTCAAATACGCTTTCCGCGCCGTCCGGCTGGACGACCATCGTCGCCGGCCCGGCCGTCTGCGTTTGCTATCGCGTCTTTCAAAGCGGCGACCCGTCATCCGTAACGGTTACCTCGTCGGGCTCGGCATGGTTCGAAAGCCTCGCGATTTCATATTCCGGTTGCGATACGACGACCCCGATTGACAATTCGAATTGGTGCGCGAGGATTCACAATCAATATAGCGACACCATTTTTCGCGCGCCGTCGCTCAATCCGAATTGGAATAGTAGTCAGCTTGTGTGCGTCTACGCGCGCCGCAACGATGGCGGGGGGGGCGCATTCACGATGCCTTCAGGGGTTACGTCGCGGGTATCCACGACGACCGGCCCGACGCTCGCAATTGGCGATAAGGCGCTGACGAACGGCACCGCGACGGGAAACCTAGACGCAACCGGCGCCAGCGACGGTGCGCAATTGCAATTCGGTTGCCAGATTGCGCTAAAGGCATCGGGCGCGAGTGCCGCGACCCTTGACGCAAAGCGGCCGGAATTCGGCGCGCTGTGGTCAATCCCACAAGGGTTTGGAAGCACCGTCACCGTGGACCTAGCCCGCTTGCTGGTGAAAGACGGCGACATGGTTTGCATTGCCATAGATACCAATGGCAACACGATTACGCCGCCGTCTGGCTACACGTTACAGCAGAGCACGACATACGGGTTTGTCTACACGAAGGTATGGCACACGGGCGATGCGACGAGCCTCACCTTTACGTTAGGGGCAAACGCTTACACATGGACCATTGCTTGCATTCTCCGCTGCACGGCGGCGGGCGCGGGAAGCATCAGTTGCGCCACCAGCAGCGAAGCGACCGGCACCGGCACGGCGACCGCGCCTAGTCTGACGCCAAGCACGAGCTATGATTTCCTCGCCTGCTTTTGGGCGAATAACGCTACCAGTGCGACGACCTGGACGGGGCAACCGACCGGCATAACCCTCGAAGTCGTGGAAGGCGTCGGCCCTTCAATGATTTTTGCGTGGAATGTGCCGGCATCTAACCCAACCGGCACTTACACGGCAACGAACAGCAACAGCGCGGCTGTTATGGCGGCGTCGCTTGTCTTCACGTTGGGTAGCGGCGGCGGCGGTGGTAGCGCGAAGCGGCGCATTGTGATGGTCATTGCTGGATGAATCTTCTCTGTAGGCGCGCCGCCATCTGGCGGCTTTTCTTTTGAGGAGGGCAGGATGGGCGATGCAAATTTTCAGGAGTTGGTCACGAGGGTCGATACGCTCGAGGCCGAGCTGAAACGGAACAGTGAGGCCACCGCCCGAGTCGAGGCGAACACCACCGACATCGTGGCGGCATTCGACGCCGCGTCCGGTGCCTTCAAGACGCTGGAATGGCTTGGCAAGGTTGTTCGGCCCATCGGCTATATCGCGACGGCCGTCGCTGGCATTGCTCTGGCCTGGTCGAGAGTCAAGGGGCTTTGGAAATGACCGCTTTCGATGCCTCCTTTGATCGGTTGGTCGGCAACGAGGGCGGTTACTCGAACAACCCAAAGGATCCAGGCGGTGAAACCATGTGGGGAGTCACCGCCCGGGTGGCGCGCGCGCACGGCTATACGGGCCCGATGCATGACCTTCCGCGTGATATGGCAAAGCAGATCGCCTACGCCACCTACTGGAAGCCCCTGCATCTCGACGAGTTCGACGAGCGCATCGCCTTCCAGGTGTTCGACGCGAACTACAACGGCGGCCATCCAGTGATCTGGATGCAGGCCGCGGCCGGCGCCAAGGTGGACGGCCTCATCGGGCCAAATACCGTGACCGCGGTCAAGGCCGCAAATCCTTGGATCTTCCAGATGAAGTTCCTGGCCTACCGGGTCTTCTATTACACCAGCCTGAGAACGTGGCTGGACTTTGGCAAGGGCTGGGCCAATCGAATCGGCAACAACCTTCTCGCAGGAGCACGCTGACATGATCGCTATTGCACTTACGCTCGCGCAGATGGCGGGCGCGCTGGCGCCAACCATCGCCGGCTGGCTCGGAGGTCCCAAGGCGGCCGATGTGGCCACCAAGGTTGTCGACGTGGCAAAGGCCGTCACCGGGCAGCCGACCGCGGACGCTAGCTTAGCGGCCATCCAGGCCGATCCCAACCTGGCGCTGCAATTCCAGAAAGCGCTCCTCGACCAGCAGACGCAGCTCGCCCAGATCGCGGCGCAGCGCGAACAGGCGCAGATGAACTACGAGCAGGCGATCTATGCGGCAGAGGCCGGCGACCGGGCGAACGCCCGGGACCTGGCGGCCAAGCAGCCGAACGACTTCATGCGCCCAGTCCTCGGACTGGGCATTGTCTCGGCGACCATCGCGGTCTCGATCCTGATCATCATGGGTTACGCCGACAGCGTCATCAAGGACACAACGGCCGCGCTCACCGTCGGCACCGTGCTGGGCTACCTGTTCAGCGAGTCGAAATCGGTGCTCGGCTTCTACTTCGGCATGACCAAGGACGGCTCGGCGCAGACCCAGGCCATCACCAATTTCGCGGTCACACCAGGAACGGTAACCACCGACGCATCAGGGAGGAAGGCGCAATGAACATCATCGGCCGCTATCTGATGAACTGGCTGCGCTGGTTCGACGAGGGTCTCAACGTCGCAAGTGGCGGCGATGCAAATGAGATGCTTAGTTCACGCGCCGGCAAGGCGCAGATGAAGGGCTCGCGCTGGGCGTGTGTCCTGTGCCGCGCCATCGATACCGTGATTGGATGGTTCGGACAGCCGCCCGGGCACTGCGCGCGCTCGATCAATCCTGACGACGGCGCGAACGCGACAGTGCCGGACTAGCAGCCTATGCTGTATATTCGTACAGCACTGGATGACCACTGTATTTTAGGGACGGCCCAAAAAGTTATTAGGGAAGCTATTTGGGAAAAGAAAAAGCGGCTTAGTCGTTACCAACTAAGCCGCTGTTTTCATTGGGTTTTTCTGGTCGGGGCGACATGATTCGAACATGCGACCCTCTGATCCCAAATCAGGGCCGTCATATCCCGCTGTGCCTTATCGGGAGCGCCTTTCCGTGCTTCCTCCCCTAACTCAATCTCGCTTTTCAGCCCACGGCAGCATGCGGGTTTGCGGGGAGCGGGGGAGAACTTATTAGGGACGCTTGCCGGTCGGGACTGTGAGGCGGACGCCACTGACCGGCGTCTCCCGATCCTTGATGTAGACCTCGGTGGTCTTGGCGTTCGAGTGGGCGGCGGCCACCATGATCTGCTCGATGTCGTAGCCCGCCTTTTTGGCATCAGTGAGTGCCTTGGCGCGGATGTCCTTAACCGTGTAGCCGTCCAGGCTGGCTCGCTCGCAGGCGCGATCCCAGGCGCTGCGCGCGCCGGTGGCACCGAACGGCTTGCCCAGCAGGGTGTGGATGACGTGCACGCCCTTGATCTTCCCGATGCCCTTGACGCGCTCGAGCACGGCGGCGATCTCCGGCGTGATGGGCCAGTCGACGGCCACACCGCTGGACTTGATCGTCTTGGTGGGCTTGAAGTGGATCACGCCGGCGTCCTGGTCGACCCAACTACAGGCCGCGGGCGCGGCCGGGTCCTGCCGCCAGCGCAGCTCGCGGATGTCGGTGGACCGCTGGGCAGTCAGATAGCATAGGTCGACGAAGCATTGCATCATCTCCCCGCCCGGTAGCTTGTGCCCGTTCTTGTCCCGTAGCATGTGGCCGCGGATGGCGGCGAAATCGTCGTCGGTGATGTAGGCGGTGCGCGCGGCCGGCTTCTTGAGCTTCACGTCGCGGCACGGGTTTGTTTTGGCATGGCGCTCCTGAATGGCCCATTGGAAGAAGCCCGACAGGAAGGCGCGCATCACCCGCTGCATGTGCAGCTTGTTTTTGTACTTGGTGGTCAGAAACTTGCCGATGTGGGCGGCATCGACCTGGTTGGCGTTGAGGTTCCGGAACGGCGGCTTCACGTAGTCGCCATACTTCGGCCAAGCCTTCTCCTTGTGCTCGGCCTTGTGGGCTTCCACGTATTCGGCCACCAGGCGCGGCATGTTTCCTGTTCCCTCGACCGCGGCGAGCTTGCCCTTCTCCTCCCGCAGTCGCTCGAGCAGTTTGGATTCGCCGTCAGAAACACGGCAGAGGCGGATCCACTTTCCCCTGCGCGGCACGAAGTACCAGCTGCCATCGCTCTCATAGACGCGCCGCATCCACTCCGGCACTTCCCGCCGGCGCCTTGCATTCATACTGACCTCACAGACACAGTTCAGGGCGGTCCTGCTCGGCTTCGAGCACGCCGCACCTCTTCTTTTGGAGCGCATTGAAGGCTTCCCAAGTCAGGATGAGCCGCCCGCAGTGCCGGCGGGCGGGCTCAAAGCCGAAAACGCGCTGGAACCAAGCAGCCTGCGAATTGTGCCTTTTAAGGCCCGTGATTTCGACCATTTCCGCTTCAGAGATCAGGCCTTGGCTCATGGCTGCATCCTCGGATAGCCGTCGTGCTGCGCGCCGTCGAGGCGGCGGCCTGCGGCTTTCTTGCCGTACCTCCCCATCGGCTCATCCAGCGCGCCGGGCTGCGCGAGGGCGCTCGAATCGACGGCGCCCCGGTCATACGGCGCCCACTCTCCCCACTGCTTGAACAAGAACGGCACGCCAGCCGCCGCGCACTGGTCGCGCAGACTGCGGGCCCAGTCCGGATGCATAGGCCGCGCGCCCGGGCCGCTCTCGCCGCCGACGATTACCCAGTGGAGTTTGTCTGCCGGCTCAAGATCGCCGCAGCATTCCGGCGGGTCGGGCGGTTGCATCCAGCCGTCGCCGGGATGACCGGGTACCGGCTGGCCGCAGCATTTCCAGAGGTGCCGGCCCAAGTCCACCGGCCCGAGCAGCGGCTCCATGGAGAGGAAGCGGACGCGCGCAGGCACCTCGAGCAGCTTAGGGATGTCGCGGTCTGCTTCCGCCTGGTTGACGATCGTCGCTCCCAGCCAGACGTTCGGGTACTGGCGGTCGAAATCGAACGGCACCGGCAGCATGTTGCCCGCGTTGCCTATGCGCTTGGTCAACAGCAGCCAGTCGAGATTGGGTGTGGCTTCGATCAGCCGCCATAGGTCGTTTCGCCACTCTTCGGGCACAGCATTGTCGAACACATCCGCCAGACTGGCGCAGAACACGCGCTGCCGGCGCCCGTGCTCGGCGAAAAACGTGGCATGGTTGGCATTCCAACCCAGCGGCTTGCGCCAGTTTGCAGACGAGGTGCGGCGCCGCGGCGCGCCCGGGCCCCAGTTGATCGCGGTACCGCCACTGAAGCGCGCATTGCGTGCCTCGGCGTAGCAGTGGTCGCAGCCCGGGCCGACCTTCTGGCAGCCCTCCCAAGGATTGAAAGTGTGGTCGGTCCACTCGATCTTGCTGTTCTCGCTCATGCGGCCTCCTTGACTGCCTTCGATTCCTTCGCGGACCAGCTCGCCATCTCCGGCACATTCGCGCGCACCAGTGCCGCTGCCATTGGCGGGCTGACGCTGTTGCCGCACATGCGCACCTGAGCGCGCTCGGTCAGCCTGCGTCCGTTGATGAGCGGCGCAATTACGTAGGTGGTGGGGAAGCCTTGGGCCGCATAGAGTTCGTGCGGCTTCAGCATGCGCATGCCAATATCAGCGATGTAATGCGGCTCGCCGTGAACCATGACTAGGCCAAAGCGATCGACGCAGGGAATCGTGTGCATCGGCTCTCGCACCTCCACGCCGTCCTTCTCATTCCCGTAATACTTCTGCAGGAATGCGTGTACTTTCACCAGGTGTGATGTGGCAATGGCCGTGTCGCCCTTGGACGTGATCGTCTGCATCGGCTCGCTGATGTCGCGCGGGCGGCTCTGTCCAGCGCGACCGCCGCAGCCGACCAATTGAGCGGACACCAGGGCATGGTGGTCGGCCGTGGTGATAGTGCTTGTCGGTTCATTCAAGCCAACGCCAGGGCCGTCGTAGTTGCCGCCATAGTGTTTGGCGAGGAAGGCGGCGACCAGCGCATGCTTAACGCCGCCGGCGACAGCGGTCCCTAGCGGCTTGTCCAGCCCCGGCGCGCGCGGCGCTTGGCCGGGCCGCTCCCCATAGCCCGTCTGAACTAGTGTCGCGGAGGCCAGTGCGAAGTGACCGCCTTTGACCTCGGCGCATTGCGTCCGCAACGGCTCATCCGCGCGAAATGAGCGCTGACCAGACGCGTTGGCGCACTCGGTCACGATAGGTGCCATCGTCATGGCCGGCAGATTCACCACGAACGGCTCGGCAGCGTCGATCACATACCGGCGCAGGCCGCGTGCGATGCGGCGCTGCGTCGCCTCAGCCAGCGGTCGGGTGCGCTCGAAGATTGACGGGCAAGGGATCGACCAGTCGATGCACTCGGCCGCGGTGCGCCACGACTTGCGCTTCTTAGCCCTAACTGCGGCGCTGTCGGGCGCGCCATGCGTCGGCTCCGGCCAGACGATGGGCTTGCCGTCGCAACGGGCGATCAGGAACAGCCGTTTGCGGATGGTGGGGGCGCCGTAGTCGCAAGCGCGCAGCTCGCGCCATTCGACCGCGTAGCCCTTCTCCTGCAGCTGGCGCACGAACGAGCGGAAGGTGTCGCCCTTGCGCTTCGCGCACGGCTGGCCGTCAGCCAGCACCGGGCCCCACGTCTGGAACTCCTCGACGTTCTCCAGGAGGATCACGCGCGGCCGCACCAACGCTGCCCAGCGCATCGCGACCCAAGCGAGGCCGCGGATCTTCTTGTCGCGCGGCTTGCCGCCCTTGGCCTTGCTGAAGTGCTTGCAGTCCGGGCTGAACCAGGCGAGGCCGACGGGCCGACCCTTCGCCAGCGCCAGCGGGTCAACGTCCCACACGCTTTCGCAGTGATGCTCCGTCTGCGGGTGGTTCATGGCATGCATGGCCACCGCTTCCGGATCGTGGTTGATGGCGATGTCGACGTGTCGGCCGAGCGCCAGTTCAATGCCGCAGCTCGCGCCGCCGCCGCCTGCGAAGTTGTCCACGATCAGCTCTTCGCTGATGTCGAGCAGGAACTGGTCGCGGATCATGCGAAGTGCCTCCCGTGCAGTTCGTCGAGTTTGTCGATCTGGGCGCCAGTGAGGCCGGTAACGTGGCCGGCAGCCGCCAGCTCGGCGAGCTTCCGGACAAAGTCTTGCTCCCAGTCGCTGAGGTCGCGGGTGCCAAGCAGGCCTTCCAGGCGCTTGATCATGGTGGTGGTGCTGACCAGCTTCATTGCGAGTCCTCCCTCTCTGCAATCCGCTTGATGAATCGGTAGTTGGCGTAGGCGCCCAGTGCCATCAGAGTCATGGACGCTGCCAGGAAGCAGGCGGCGGCTTGCCAGGTCATTCATTGGCCTCAATCTGACGCTGCGCCCGCGTGCTGCGGGCGCGCGAGGTTTATTGAACGAAGGGGTCACCGAAGAAGAAGGGCGTGCCGGTCTGCTCGCGGATCTTGGTGATCAGCGTGGTGGTGGCCGCTTCAAGCGTCTTGTCCTGGCGGATGAGCTCGTACCAAAACGTCAGCTTGCCCTCGCGAACGCGGTAGCGCAGGCGCGCATCGACGCGGTAGGCGTCGCCATTCCAGAACACCGGGATGCCGATCGCGAAGCGTTCAAACAACTGCATCTTCTGCAGGGTCTGGTCGTCATCGTCCTGTGTGAAGGACATTTGCACGCCGCCGTTCGAAAGACGGATGGAGCTCTTGAAACGCATGTCCTGGCTGGCCTCGAAGGCGAGCGCCATCTCCAGCATTTGCGCGCCGGTGGGCAGGCCTGCGCCGTCGGGGCTGGCGATGTCCTTGAGGTTCTCCTCGATGAACGCGGCGAACTCGGCCTGGCTCACGGGCTTGCGGTTCCCGCCGAACCAGCGGCGCCATTCCTCGCTGAATTCGGGACTGAAGCGCGCGGTATGGTCACGCCACTGCGGCTTGGTGTCATCTTCGCCATGGTCGTTGATGATGCTGACGAACTCGACCTTGCCGGCCTGGTAATCGGCCTTTCCCCAGATGGTGCTGTCAACCAGCGAGCCATGGCGCTTCACATAGTCGATGAAGCTGTCGGCATCGAGCAGGCGAACCTTGGCGCGCTTGCGCAGCGGCGCGGGCAGGCGACTCTCGTCGTCGCACTCCTTCAGTTCCCAGTCGGGCGGCAGTGCAACGCGGCGGATGCTGCCGGGCGAGCCTGTCAGAATCTCGACGGGCGACTTCATTTCCTTGGCCAGGGTTTCGGCCAGATTCGTGTTCTGTTCCATGGGCTGATTGGTCCTTGGTGTGGGTGGGCGGCCTAGTTAAGCCGTTTTCAGGTTGGCGGGCGCCGCATCATCCGCGGCGGCGACGCTCTTAAGATCCAGCTTCTGCTGGCGGGGGTCGTCCGCCACCAAGTTGCCCTCTGGGGTGGCGAAGAGCATCGCTTCGAGCGCGTCTTCCGCCGGCTTCTTGAGCGTGACCTTGCCGGTGATGTGCATGGTGCCGCCGCGGGTGGCCTTCTTCACGCTCACTTCGAGCGTCAGCTTGCCGCCCTTGCCGGAGGCATCCACGGCAGCGACGAGTTCACTCATCTTGTCGCTGGCGAGGTCGATAAAGACACCGCCGCCGATATGGCGCAGGGTGTCGGTGATGGGTCTGGCGGACACGGAATCCTCCCTATTGGTGCCATCCTCGAGTGCGCTGGATGGCGTAGCGCAAACTCAGGTCTTACCGATGGCGGCTGCGAAGCGGTCACGGGCGACAATCAGCCCTGCGACAGCGTCTTGCGCAGCCTGCGTGTAGAAGTTGCCGTGATCGAGCACGGCGTCGATGGCCTTGACCATCTCGAGCGGCGACGGCAATCCCTCCGGCAGCTTCGAGACAGTCAGGCGTGCACGCTTAGCGGCTGTACGGTTATTGGCCAGCGTGCGGGCGAGGCGATCGGGGAGGCTCATGCCGACCTCCCGAAATAGACCTGGGCAGGGCCGGAGGCCTCGCTCTCGGCGTCATCCATGGCGGTCGCGAGCATCACTACGGCGCACCAGACAATGGCTAGGGCGAAGCCGATCCACCAGCCGCGCACCCATTTCTTCCGGTCCGGGCTCATTTGAGCTGCTCCCGCTCTTTGGCAACGTGGGCCCAGCAGATGGCCGAGATGCTCGCGGGGTCGACCGAGACCCGCTCATCCCAGGAGCCGCCGTCGACTTCGAGGTATGCGCGCTCGATATCGATGCGAGCTCCGTCTGCCGCGTCATGCAGGGGAACAGCGCGGTCCCAATCCCACGCAGGGACGTGCGTGAAGTCCACGCCTAACGTGGCATCCAGCTCAATGCCAAAAGGGCCCGTGAGCTTGATGTCTTCCCGAATGCGGAACGGGAGAGGCTCGCATGCCAGGACGTGCCAAAAATCGGGATCCCATTCGGCGTCCCACTTGAACTTAATGGCAGCCCAATAAGCGGAGTCCAGGCCGAACCCGCCGCCAGTGATCAGGCGGTGCTCGTCGCCGAAATCGTCTATGACGACCCCGGCATCCACGCTGGGAATGAACCTGGAGAAGAAGAACAAATGCATGGCCGTCTCCTCAGGCCACGCCGCGCGCCAGCGCCAGGTCGCGATCGCGCTTCACTTGCCGGCTGATCGCCAGGAGGGAGGCCTCACGGGTGCGGCAGATCACCGGCCGGTCGGGCACCAGGTCTGCTGCATCGGCCAGGACGTGCTTCACGTTTGCGCTCACCAGCACGGCGCCGATGGCATCGAGCATGTCCGTCAGAATCACGCCGATCCGATGCGCATACGCTGCATCGGACTCGCCGGCGTAGCGCTTGGTATTCCGCACTTTGAAAAGCTTGCCCAGGTGGCCGATGGCATCAGTGCTGGCGCAGAAGGACTCGACCTCACCCATGGCGAGCTGACCGGCGATGGCCTCTCTGGCTTGTTGGTGGTTCATGGCGGGGACCTCAGTGCACGGAAATGTCGGTGCAGCCGTCGAGCTCGGCGCGCACGGCGAAGGTGAGGGCGTCGGTCAGCTTGTCGAAGCGCGTGACGCAGCGGCAGCCGAGCATCGTGTAGACGACGGAGTAGGCAGGGGTGGCCATGGCCGGCTCCTTAGTGAGCAACGGAAAGGGCGGCGGTCAGGACGCGCTGCAGTTCCGCCATGGTCGGCAGGACCACCAGGGCGACCGCGCCGACCACGAGGATCGCGGTGATGCAGCTTAGGAATAGGGTGCTGGGTCGCATGCTGAACTCCTTCTATGTGGTGCGCTGTTCGAGTTCATCTTAGGAGTGCCTAAGTCAAAATGCAATAGGAATTCCTAAATTTTTGTGGCTGCATGCGCGATGCGCCGCTGAAACATACTTTCGGTGGATATGGCGCGGACCGCGCACGGGGCTACTCTTGCAGGGCAACAAGAGACGGGAGGTCCTCATGAAACGGTCAATTCTGGTGGTTGGGCTTTGCCTGCTGGCGGTCCAGGGCTGCGCGACGAAGAACTATGGGCGGATGGGAGCAGTGACGGACTTCGAGAGGCAGACCATGACCTGTCGGGAAATCTCGCTCGAGCAAGCCAAGGTGAGCGGCTTCCTGCAGCAGGTAGACAAGGAAAGCCAGTTTGACGGGCGATCAGTCCTGTCATTCCTGGGCGACTTCGGCATTGGGAACACCATGGAGCAAAGCGCCGCGGTCGAGAGTGCGGCGACGCGTATGTCGGCGCTGAACTCCCTGAGCGCCCAGCGCGGGTGCATGACCCAGCCGACGGCGGCCGCGCCGGCGCCTGCCCAGGCTGCCGTCACGCCCCGACCCGGCCAGTACTCGAGCACGGTGGAGGCGCTGGCCAGCCGGGACATGTGCATGCCGGTGGGGCGTGCGGTAATGACGGGCACTGGTCAGGCCGGCGACACCTACCGCGTGAACTGCATGGGCGGGATGACGCGGGAATACGCTTGCGCCGGCACGGCGTGCCACTCAAGCCATTAGGAATTCGGGTAGGCCTCGATGCTTGTCGCGATCGTAGACACGGAAACGACGGGCCTCGGCCCGTCAGATCAACCCATCAGCATTGGGTTGCTCCTGCTCGAGGTCATCCCGCCTAAGGGTGACCTGGTGCGAGAAGTCACCCGATACTATGGCCTGCGGGAGCCAACCGTTCCTATCAATCCCGGCGCTGCGCGCGTTCATGGTTTGACTATGGATCAGCTGCGAGGTAAGCAGTTCGAGACGGGGATCATCCGCGAGATTCTCGGTGCCGCCGATGTCCTAGTCGCTCACTATGCCGAGTTCGATGCCAGGATGCTCCGAGCCGTGGGCTTGGCCGATCGCAGGCCCTGGCTATGTTCGGTCCGTCAGCTGGCATGGCCTACCTCAAACCAGAAGCTGGATACGATCTGCGAGCAATTCGGGATCGCCCGGCCAAGCCCGCACAATGCACTGGACGATTGCTTGGCGTTGTCAGCCGCGCTATTCCAACGCACCGGCAAGACAGACAGATCAAGGACATACATGGGCGCGATGCTGGCCCAGAACAATCATTTCCCATACGCCGAGGCCACCCCAGCGGAGCCGCCCCCGCCGCCGTCAGATGCCGAGAAGATTAGGTGGTCAGCATCCCCATGGGAGCCGACACCACCGCTGTCGGATGCTGGGGAGATTCGATGGTCAACGCCCCCGTGGCAACCCCAGCCGCCCCCGCAGAAGGACGAAAGCTGGGTGAGCTGGCTCGCCGTGAGGGTGCTCCTCGTCCTCATTCTTGTGGGGCTATTCGTTACTGTTGCGACCTCAATATTTGACGTCCGCAGTTGAGTACCCCTCGTGCGGGGTATGGTGACGGCACAACGGGTGCTGCCCCGCTGGCATCACATGTTCTCGATTGCGCGTTGCTCGGCAACCGTCCGGAGGAGCCCCGACGCTCCTGCAGCTTCCAAGGGGTTTGTCTTGAACGCGCCCGTTAGCACTATCTCGTAATCCCGCCGCACGGTGCGAGCAACAAGGGCCAGGCCACAGAATTCGCCGGCAATAGCACGCTGAAGAAGCTCCTGAGCTATCTCAATGGCTTCCCTATCCACCACCAGACTTGTTACGTTTGTCGGCACGGCTGACCCCACCCCTGAGCGCGCTCTTCAGCATTTGTCTTTGTTCGGAGACATTGTTGCTGTAAGTGCTGGTAGAGACAGTATCACGGTTCCCGACCTTTTCTGCGGGTGCTGAATTAAGCCTTTCTGAATTCAGATCTGCGAGCGCTTTAATTTGCGCAATCGCGGTTCGGCGAACGTCTTCGTCCATCGACTGGAGCAGGGAGACGATCTCGTTCAGCTCGCGCTGTGGGATGGCGGAGCGCATCGGGCCGGCGCCAGTTGCCAGCCACCACGGATTCACGTTCAGCAGTTCGGCCGCCGCCAGGAGGTTGGCGCCGTTGATTTGCTTCGTGCGGCGGCTCAGCCAATCGCTCACGGACGGCTGCTTGATGCCGCAGGCGCGCGCAAGGTCGGCCGGCTTCACCTCCGGTGGCCCGGCCATTGCCTGTTTCAGTCGTTCAGCGAAATCGGTCATTCGGTAATCCTAAACGAACGAGACTAAGGAATTCCTTGACTTTGAAATGAAGGAATGCCTAAGATGAAAGTGCGATTCATCTACTGAGACCGACATGCACGACCCGAACGCGATCATCGACGAACTCGGCGGCACCAGCGCAGTGGCGCAGCTCTTCAACATCAAGCCGGGTTCGGTCTCCGAGTGGCGCCACACCGGGATTCCGCCAGCACGGCTCATGTATCTCAAGGTTGTGCGCCCCGATCTTTTCAAGGGCTCGACCGCGCCGGCGATCGAAGACCAGGCCACTGCGCCCGCATAACGACTACAACAGCCGCGCGCATTAGCGGCCGCCGGGAAGAGCGCCGACACGGCGCCTCCCATTGCATTGAAGAGAGCTCGCGAGACAGACAAGCGGGCAACGGGTTTGGGTTACCAACGGGGACTTCGGGATGACAGACCGGGACGACGCCATGGCGCGCAGCGGACGTAGCAACCTCTTCGGAAAGATGGCGGCCGAGATTCCCAAGGTGAAGGTGCCATGGGAAACGCGCGAGACATTGGAAGCCAGGGCTACAGAGGTGGGCATGTCGCTCTCCGAGTTCGTGCGCGAGCTGCTGATGGTCAGCGCTCATGGCGAGGACTTCATGAAGAGCATATACGCCAAGCGAATCGGCGTCGTGGCGAGAAAGGGGTGAGAAAAGGGCGTGAATTGGGGTGTGAAAGGGGTGTGAATTGACCCCAAAGTCGCCCCTGATTATTGCCCGCTTTTTGCCTTCAATGCCCCAGAACAACTCTGGAGAGACAGTGATTCACGAACTTACACCCCGGGCGCAGGTGCGCGCGGCCGGCGCCGAGGCCTTCCGCCGCGGCAGGCCGGACGACGAGAACCCGCACATGCCCGGCTCTGATTCGCACCTTGAATGGCTCGCGGGCTACAAGGACGAGCAATACAACCCCGCGAACCCTGTGCTCTCACGTGAGAGCCGGCGTCGTCGCTGAAGGTTTTAACCATGGCCCGCATTCGCACCATCAAGCCGGATTTCTGGACAGACGAGAAGATCGTCGAACTGCTCTTTGAGGCACGCCTATTCTTCATTGGCACCTGGAACTTTGCCGACGACAACGGCAACCTGCAGCGCTCGGCTCGCAAGCTGAAAATGCAGATCTTTCCGGCCGACTCCGTCGATTGCGAGCCCATCATCCAGCGGCTACTGGCCCTCGGTCTGCTCACTGAGTACTCAGTGAATGACGATTCCTACCTGCACATCGTGGGCTTCGAGAGGCACCAGGTCATCAATCGCAAGTCCAAATCCGCCATCCCGCTGCCGCCCGTACTCACTGAAAGCAAGCCTTCCGAAGCCTCCAATTCACTGAATGAGGCTGGTGAAATCCAATCCGGCTCAGTGAATGGGGCTGGTCAGGAAGGCCATGATTCAGTGACCACTCACGGAGTACTCACTGAGGACTCACTGAGCCATCACGGAGCTATCACGGAGGGCTCACTGACGGAAGGGAAGGGAAGGGAAAGGAAGGGAAAGGATAGTGGTGAATCAATCGTCAGTGGTTCGCGCGCGAAGGCGGGGCCGACGATTCCCAACCCTCCGACCGCTGAAGCGCATTGGGCATCGCACTTCCGCGAGCGCCACGGCGTCGAGATCGACGTCTGCAGCATCCACGACCGCAAGAAGGCCTGGCCGATCTTTGCGGGGTGGGTCAACGCGGGGCTGACGCTCGAGCACGTCGACGCTGCCGTCGCCCACGCGATCAAGGAGGCCAAGGAGCCGATTGCCTTCCTGCCTGCCTACGTCGATCGCGTGATCGCGTCGCAGGCGCCCACCACCACCGACACGCGAGCGCAAGAGCGCGCCGATGTCCACGCCACCCTGACCGGGAGAAAACCGAGCCATGAATGCACCGCAGAAACGTTCGACGTTGAAGCCCGCGTCGTCGGCTGACTGGCCGACAGACGCCGTCCCTGAGTCATGGGTGGACAGCCTGTTCGCGCTCATGTCCGGCACGTACGGCTCGAAGTTCGCCGACCTGTGGCGCGGCACGGACCTCGCAGCGGTGCGCCGTCTCTGGGGGAAGAAGCTGGCGACCCTGTCGCGTGACGAGCTGCGCCGCGGCAGTGACGCGCTCATGGGCCGCCCATACCCGCCCACGTTGCCCGAGTTCGTGGCGCTCTGCCGGCCGGGCATCAACGTGGACGCAGCCCTGTACGAAGCCACCCAGCAGCTGCGCCTGCGCGCTGAGGGCAAAGACGAGTGGAGCAACCCGGCGATCTACTGGGCAGCCCTGATGGTGGGCGAGTTCGAGATGCTGAACCTGTCGCACGCCGCACTGCTCAAGCGCTTCAGCGCGGCGCTCGACACTGTGCTGGCACAGGACCAGATCCCGAAGGTACCGGAGCGCGATCGCCCCGCGCTGCCGGCGCCAGGGAAAGGCAGTGCCAGCCCGGAACGGGTCGAGGCGGCCATGCGCGAGGTGCGCGCAACTCGGAAAGAGCCCGGCAACAAGCGGTGGGCAGAGCGGATTGTGGCGCGCGACAAGGCCGGCGAGAAGATCGCACTTGGCGTGCTGAGGATGGCCCGGACAAGTCTGGGTCTGTAGCGGAACCGTTGACCAGCTGAGGAGGGAGTGGAGATGAAAGTCATTCTCAACCTGATCGCGCGCCTGCTGCGCTTGCCGGTGATGTTGTCCTCGGCTGCAGACGGCGCGACAGCGCTCGGCGTGACCATGCTGCTGGAATCGTGCAGCGAGGAGGGCATCGCTGCTGACGCCGGCTCTTTCGGCCTGTGCGGCACTTCCATCATCTCCGACTGAGGCCGCCATGACCGTGACCGTACGAGAACTGGTCGTGGCAGCCTTGCTGCGCGGCGACGAGATCATCGCCCCGGAGTTCGCAAGGACCGCCGGCTGCACGCCAGGCGGCGTGACGGACGTGATGGGGAAGCTTGCCATCCTGGGTTTGGTCAAGGCGAGGAAGGAAAAGCGGGCCAACTTCTACATCAAGATCTGGACCGCCGCCGACAGGGAAGGGCTGGCCGGATATCAGCCGCGCCCGCCCGGCCAGCATGTCCGGACCAAGGCCGACATGGCGCCTCTGCTCGAGGCCTGGGGAATGCCGCTCAAGGCGCCAAAGCTCAAGCTGCCCAGCCTCAGGCACGTCTGCTACGACGAACCCGAGGGAGTCACGGCATGAAAACGACCCGGCAACACCTCATCGAGGCCTTCCGCCGGGGCGAGGAGGTCATCGCGCACCGCTTCGGCAAGCAGATTGGCGTCTCGCGGCAGGCAGTGCACCAATGCCTGTCCGCGCTTGAGCAGAGTGGGGCGATCGGGCGGCTGGAGTACGGCGTCTGGGTGTTGGTGGATCCGGACGCGCTGCCCGAGCTCGCCGAGCGGGAGCCGGCCCAGCCCCGGCCACAAGGACGCGAGATCACTGCCCCGGTCGCGCGGCTGCTCGCCTTCTTCCGCATCCGCCCGGCGCAGATCGACCTACCGGCCCGCCGCCATTTCCGTTCCGACCAGGTACCCGCATGAAATCGCTTCCCATCTTCGCGGCGCTGGCCGCCGCCCTCGGCATGCCGCTCACCGCGCGCCGGCTGCAACCCGAGACCCGCAAGCCGGGCCGTCTAACCCAGGCCGACCACGACGCCATTGCCGCTGCCGCGGCCAAGCGCGAGCGCAAGGCCAAGAAGCTCAGGAGCCACGCATGAGTGAACTCAACCCCAACCACCCGGTGACCGCCGCCGTCCATGACCACTGGCACAAGCTCTGCGCGCTCCTACTCCACAAGTTCGCCGCGGGCCATGCAGTGATCACCGCGCGCGACGTCGGCGGGATGACTGACCTTTTCGCGAATGAAGGCGGCCCGACCATCGTCGTGCAGGAAACCGAGCGCGGCCTCGAGTTGACCATCATTTCCGGACGCCAAGCCGTGCGCCTGGCCCGCCAGCAGGGAGGATTGCCGCAATGAGCCTGACCACCGATCCCAACGACCCGAACCTAGACCACAAAGCCTTTGGCGAGCCGGGACAGCAGAAGACCTATCTGGTGCTGTCGGAAGAGGAGCGCGCCAGGGGCTTTGTTCGCCCGGTGCGGCAGACATACTTGCACGAGACTTGCGGCACCGTGACGCGGATGGGCCTTGCGCTTGCCGAGACCTACGCTCGTGATCCGAAGTTCTACGGCGGCACGTTCTGCTGTGCCTGCAACGCCCACTTCCCGGTCGGCCAGTTCCTGTGGGACGGCACTGAGGAGGTGGTTGGATCATGAACTGCAAGCCCGGAGACTTGGCGTACGTCGTGCGCTCGCTCACCCCGTCGGAAATCGGTCTCGTCGTGCGCGTAGTGGAGCCGGCGAGGCGCTGGACCGAGATCGTCGGCGAGCCGTGCTGGAACATCGAATTCACCGGCTCCAGGCTGGTGAGGGACGCGTACAGCGACAAGGACGTGCTTGTGAGCGGCGAGGCCTGCATCAAGGACAGCCTCTTGCGCCCCATCAGCGGCGTGCCGGTTCATGACGAGCAGCTCGACGAGGTAATGGCATGAGCGAATCGACCACCCCGGCGCAGTGCCGGGACGAAGACTGGAACCTAGCGCGCGACTGCGGCCTGATGGGTGCTACGCCTGGCACGAACGCATGGGATGCAGCGCTTGGGCGCTTTGCTGATTGCGTTAGCACCAACCAATCCGCCTCCACCCGGCGCGAGATCGCCATCGCCGCGACCGTATGCCCCGAGGTGGCAGGCTATACGCCGTCGCAGGTGATCGCGCATCTGACGGTGGAGTTGTCGGCTGCGCGGGATAGGCTGATCGCCGCTCCTGCGCCGGCATCGCCTGCCGCGCTGAGCAATGAATCGGTGGGTCAAATCCTGCGCTCTTACATGGCGCACGTCACGGATGCCAAGGTAGAGTGCATCGCCAACGATCTTCGCCTACTCGCCGCCCAGCCCGCAGAGACAATGGTGTATTACGGCGGCAGCAAGGAGCCTGGGCCGGTCAGTTTTGACGATAAGCCCGCAGACCCTGCGCCGCCACCTGCTGCGACGGGGGAATCTTCCGACTATGAGCGTGGATATGCGGACGCTAGGCGCGACACACGCTTTGCGATGCTGTCCGAAGGATTCCGAAACCCCGAAGCGCAGGCGGAAACCGACTGGACGTGGTGCTACGAGAACCCACGTGATGCAGCCGCAGAAATCGACCGATTGCAGTCCGTACTAGCCGAGCAATCCGCCACCCCGGCAGAGCCTGCGCCATCCCGGCAGCAAGGCGCGCTGTCGGAGCGAAAGGCATTTGAACAGTGGCTAGACGACACAAGCGGATTCACCCAACATGATGAGGGTGTCGCTCTTGCGGCATGGAAAGCGGCCCTATCGTATGCAGCATCAGCGACGCGGATTTCCATGTCGTTTGCTGAGGCGACAGACATCTGGAATCGGGTAACTGACTACAGCGATTCCGCCGCAACGCATTACATCACGCGGTTTGCAAATACCATCCTCTCCAGAGCCTCGTCCCCGCGTGCGGAGGCGCCCAACGCAGAGAAGGGGGAGTGATGGCGGTCTACGTTGACGACATGGAAGCCAGCTTCGGCCGCATGGTGATGTGCCACATGCTCGCCGACTCCACTGAGGAACTGCTGGTCATGGCTGACAAGATCGGCGTGCAGCGGAAGTGGATACAGAAGGCCGGCACGCACCACGAACACTTCGACATCGCAAAGAGCAAGCGGGCGCTCGCGCTCAGGTTCGGCGCCGTCGAGATAGACCGGGCCGGCTTGGTCGAGATTCTGCGCACGCGGCGAGCCAGCAAGGAAGGTGGCATATGACCGGGCCGACCATCCCATCCGCCGGGGATCTCGATCTCACGGAAAAGGCCGCTCGTGCTGCCGGGTTTGAGGTTCGCCGGTACCGCGCCCGTGACCTGGTCGTGATCCACGTCCGAGAGCAGGGCGGCCAATGGCGCCAGTATGGGCCCCTTACGGATGACGGCGACGCACTGCGGCTGGCGGTAAGGCTGGGTCTGTGCATCTTCTTCGTCGACGGCCAGATGGCTGTCGGACGCTGGTACAGCGGAGCCCAAGGGCTTGACGGCGCAAGCGAGAAGGTAGCCGGCAAGGGCGATGCCGGCAGGGCGGAGGCTGTGCGTCGAGCCATCGTGCGTGCTGCTGCGGAGATTGCTGAGGTGGTCGCATGACCTGCCAGACCGCGCCAAGGCAACCGCGAAACTGTGACTGCCTGAACGACTGCGGCGATGACGACGGCGTCCGGCGCCTCGAGGCGAGAAAGTGCGACTGGGCCATTGCTGGTGAGGCCGCCCGCCGGGCCGAGGCTTGGCAGGCCTTTGAGACCTGGTGGCGCACGCCGACCTGGCCGACCGATGTCGCGCCTTGCCAGTGGATGGACGAAAAGAGCGCGCGGTGCGGATGGTTTGCTGCACGGCGGAGGCATGCGGCATGACGACCCAGATCGCCTTCACCATCTTGGGCGAAGCCGCCAGCAAGGCCAACAGCCGGAAGATCGTCACTCTCAATGGGAGACCGGCCAGCATCAAGTCGGAAAAGGCCCGGAAGTTCGCCCGCGACGCAATGCGCCAGATCCCGCCGGCGGCGCGCCAGATGCTCGAGGGCCCGGTGCGGGTGACCATGCGCCTGTTCTATGCCACCGAGCGCCCGGACCTGGATGAATCGGTGCTGCTGGACGTCCTGCAGGCTCAATACGCCGGAAAGGGCGATCTGCGCCGGCTCGTGCAGCGCGGCGTCTATGCCAATGATCGCCAGGTGCGGGAAAAGCACGTCTATCACGGCATCGATCGCGCCAATCCACGAGCCGAGATCGTGGTGGAACCTTTGGATCCGCAGCAGCCGGGTTTGATCTCGGGGGAGACGACTTGAGCAAGAAGGCGCCGACCAAGGCCGAATTTGCCTACATGGGCCGGGTCAAGGAAATGGCCTGCATCTGCTGCACGCTACTCGGCCGAAGCCAGGAATCTGTTACCGATGTGCACCACATCCGCGAAGGGCAGGGCGGCCAGCAGCGGGCGGGCAACTATCTGGTGCTGCCGCTTTGCCACGATGACTGCCACCAAGGCAGAAACGGGGTTCATGGGGAAAAGACTTATTTGCGGATCCTAAAAATGACGGAACTGGATCTGCTTGACGCGGCGATCGCGCTGCTTAACGGGGGACGACTGTGAAAGAACCGGGGATTTTCAAGCACTCGCGCGAGGCGCTGGTGTTCTCGCTGAACTATTCCATCCAGCAATACGCGCTATCGCCGATGGCCAAGATGGTCAAAGGCAGTGGCGTCGGCAGCGGCCGAGGCTTGGTCGGCCTAGACGGTGCCGCGCAGGCCGGGATGGTTCTGGCCGAGCTGCAGAAACTCACCCCGATCGAGCGCGCCGTGCTGGTTGCGAGATGCGCGCCGCGCGTGTTGCGCTGCGAATGCAGATCTCCGTGCTGCGCCGGCTATCGAGCCAACCCGGATTGGCGCGAAGCCATTAGCGAACTGACCGAGCATGTAATCGTGGCGCTCAGTGGAACACTGTCGCACTACCGGGTGCGAAGCGGATGCGTCCAGCGATTCTTCGGCGCAAAGGTAAAACTGACCGAGCTTGCGGAATCCTGTGGCGTCAATCGCAACACGGTCAGCGCGCACAATCAGGCCATCGTGAAAGTGCTCAAGGGCTTGGAACACAGGGCTTTCGAAGCGTTCGACGTGGCCGTCGACGAGCGCGGAATGATCCTTGCCGAGGGCGCGATTGCATAGGCAACTGTCAACTTTTTGACCTCTGTGCAAAACATGCCTAAAATACGCGTCAATTCGATACCGTACCGAAGTTCGCCCTAAGCCCGCACATGCGGGCTTTTTGCATTTCTGCGGCATGGCGCAACAGTAGCGCGCGGGCTTCTGCCCGAGGTTCCTGGTGACGACTCCAGGTGCCGCAACCAGTGTCTCCTCCAGGCCCCCGCCTGGCCTTTGCCCGCATTAACCCCGCGGGCTTTTTCTATTTGAGGTGGCGACGATGATGTACATCTGGATCCTTTGTTCCATTGTCGCTGGCATTGCTGTCGCCGCCTGCTTTGGCGTGCGCCCAAGCGCGCGCGCGACGTATGCCTAAGTACGACGTCCAGCTCAAAGTAGAGGTGGCTTGGTGGCTCAAGCCATATCTGGCGATCTTGGTGCTTTGTGCTGTGCTGTCCAACCGCGTCCCAGATCAGGCCAAGCTCGAGCGCGTCATCAAGCGTGCGATGCGCATCAAGGTCGAGTAGTGCGCGAGCCCGTCAAGCGTATCCGCGGCCGAAAGCGCAAAGAGATGAACGCGATCACGCTGACCGCGAATCCGCTTTGCGTCAAGTGCCAGAAGCGCGGCGTCGTGACGCCGGCTACTGAGGTCGATCACGTGGTCGCGCTGGTGAATGGCGGCGCCGATGACCTGGCCAATAGGCAAGGCCTGTGCGATGACTGCCATACCGAGAAGACTCGGCGTGACTTGGGCTATCGCGAGCGGTCCGGGTGTGATGCAAGCGGCCTACCGACCAGCCCGACGCACTATTGGAATGCAGATTGAGCCACATTCGGCGCGTGCGGCGTGCCGAGACAGGCGTAAAGGGTAGGGGGCGTCACATCTCTGATGGTGCGGCGCGGGACACCGACCGGTCTCCCTTGAAACCATAAACGTGGACAAAAAAGGGCAAAGCGAGGCAAAAAATGGCGCAGCGAGGCAGAAAATCGGCGGCTTCCCAGGCTGTCGCGGCCCTCGTTGCGCCCATCGAGGCGGAACAGCGCCTAGCGCCGCCTCTGCATATCAGCGATGCCGAGCGGTGCGTTTGGCTCGAGGTGGTGAATGACCAGCCCGCCGGCGTTTTCAGCGCGACGCACGCGCCGTTGCTCGAGCTGTACTGCCGGCACGTCGTTCAGGCTCGCATCCTCGCCGACGAAATGGCGAACTTCGATCGTGCCTGGCTGGCCGACGATGATGGCCTGAAGCGGTACGACCGGCTGTTGGCAATGGCTGAGCGCGAAAGCCGGGCGGCATCGTCACTGGCGACGCGCCTGCGCATCACGCGCCAGGCTGTCGAGCACCCGACCACGGTCGGCCGCAAGTTGGCGAGCCAGGCAAAGGCGAGAAAACCGTGGGAACTGCCCCTCGCAAAAGGGTAGCGAGCCGCGGCGCCCGCAATATCGCGTGGATCGAGGCACATTGCAGGATCCCCGAGGGCAAGCTGGTCGGGAAGCCTGTGGTACTGACCCGCGAGCAGCGAAGATGGGTCAAGCAGATCTACGACTCGCCGACGCGCCGCTTCATTCTGTCCATGGCGCGGAAGAACGCGAAGACGGCGCTCTCGGCGTTCCTGCTGCTACTCCATCTGTGCGGGCCGGAGGCGGTTCCGAACAGTCAGTTGTATAGCGCAGCGCGGTCGCGGGAGCAAGCTGCGATCTTGTTCGGCTATGCCTCCAAGGTGGCGCGCATGTCGCCGGACCTGTCGCAGTACGTTGTGGTGCGCGACACGGCAAAGCAGTTGTTTTGCCCCGAGTTGGGCACCCTATACCGTGCGCTCTCGGCGGATGCATCGACGGCCTACGGCCTATCGCCGGCATTCGTGGTGCACGACGAGCTCGGCCAGGTGAAAGGGCCGCGCGACGAGCTTTACGAAGCGCTGGAAACCGCCTCGGCGGCCCACGAGAACCCGCTTTCGATCATCATCAGCACCCAGGCGCCTACCGATGCCGACTTGCTGTCGGTGCTGATCGACGATGCGCTGACTGGGGCGGATCCTCGGGTCAAGATTGCGCTATACACCGCGCCACTTGAGCTGGATCCGTTCTCAGAGAAGGCCATCAAGGCGGCGAATCCGCACTTCGACGCCTTCATGAACAAGGAGGAAGTGCGCAGCCAGGCCGAATCCGCGCGCCGTATGCCATCGCGCGAGGCGAATTACCGAAATCTGATCCTGAACCAGCGGATCAGCCAGACCAGCCCGTTTATCCCGCGCGCCATCTGGGTGAAGAACAGCGCGGAGCCGGATTTCGCCTCCATTGCCTACGGGCGATGCTATATCGGGCTGGACTTGTCGGCACGAAACGACTTGACGGCGCTGGTCGTCGCGGCCGTCGACGAGGAACGGAAATGGCACGTGCAGGCCGAGTTCTTTGCGCCGCTGGTCGGCCTGAAAGACCGGGCGCTGCGTGACCGCGCGCCCTATGACGTGTGGGAGCAGCAGGGTTACCTGACGGCAACGCCAGGCGCTTCAGTCGATTACGAGACGGTG